TGACTACCAAACTCTGAGTAATCATACAGAATACCTATTCCAGCTTTTCTAGCAAGTTCTTCAATCTGTTCGTTCATGTTTAATCTCCTTTTTGTGTGCTTGACGTTCTGCTTTCCAAAATACTTTCTTGAAGAATTTCAGATGCTTCCACCACTGAGGTGGTCTAGTGCGTGTACCTTGTTTTACATTAGCCATTATAACCTCCAATAACTAGCTTTTCAGCTTCTTGCACATAGTATTCAAAATCAATATCACCATCAAAGTCTTGCATGTTGTTGCATGTCTTGACATTCCAAGCGGTATCGATACCTAGTCTGCGATCTGACCTGTCTTCGCTGTCAGGTAATGCTGGCATCAACTTGATAAGCTTACCACCAGATACACAAGGGTAGTACCTGCAGATGCGTTGTTGTGCAAGTACTCGACCATCTTCAAATTCTAGCACAAGTTTTGAACTGCGTGGAACTTTTGTGCGTAACATAAAGTCAAATATATTTCCAGCTTCAAAGTGCTGTTTGATGAAATCACGAACATCTACACCTGTAGTCATACTTGCTTCAGCAGCCATAGGAATAACCAGTGCAGATTGATTTTGATGCCAACCTAGACCTTCGTATTGATATGCACCTTTGCGCTTTGTCTTACCATTGGTGTACACAGCAATATAATTGTTCACATCACGAATGATCATCTTTGAGTAATCTACAAATTCTAACTCCAGCTTTACATCAGACTGCCACTGAGCACAAACCTCTTTGTACTGCTCTTCTGTACTACGCAGCATTGCAACTGTAAGACCATCGGTGTTTAACTGCACAAGTTTCAAACCTTCAATCTGCAACAAACGATCTGCAAGCATTAGCAAAGATAGTTGACCATTGATGGTAATTGACATTGTAAACTTCGGATCATAAAACACAGAATATTTATCATTACTCTTACCGTATGTACCATTGAGCGCAAGTTTAAGCATTGCGTTCTCTGCAGTATTCTTAGCATAGGACTTTCGCTGTTCATACATATCTTGGTAGATATCGCAGAACTTTTCACCAAGGTGCTCAGGATAGATTCTGTTTGAGATAGCAATGTTTGGATACATGGAGCTAACATCAGCGTCCCTTACCATGTAACTCTTGGTTTCCTTGACGATTCTTTCACTCAGCGATGCATGTACACCACCTACTCCAAAATCGATTCTATAGCCGTTTACAAGCACGTTTAGAGTAGCGGCAATACGGTAGCAACCCCAATAGGATTTCTTGGGTACACGAGCCTTCTTTTGCTTCTTTGTAAAGTCAGGTGAACCATCAGCATCCAATGGGTATTCCATTACATGTAAACCTTCGGCATCAAACAAATACTCTGTAGCTTTTAGCTGTTCTTCTTCGATCCAACCCAAAGGATGTTCTTTCATGAAGAGTTTAACTTCTGCTTCTGTAGGTTTAACTTTAAACTTCTTGCGCTTAATCTCAAGCTCTGCATACTTTGCAACTTCACCAAGGTTGTGTTCTTCGATATCTGAGAATACACCCTTTGTTTCAGTAATGACTTGTTTGCTGAACCAATCATAAACAGCTTGGAACTCAGGAAGTGTAAAACTGTAGTAGTTAAATAGACAGTCTTTAATTGCGATTTTATCTCGCTTGGTTTGCTTGATTACACGCTTACCATCTTTGTGAGTGTGCAAGGATACACCTGCTTTTTCAAGCTCCATTTGAAAGTACTCAGCACCAATCTTTGTATCATCTGCGTTTGTAAAGTCACGACCAAGCTTAACACTTAGATTGTCTCGGAATTCAATCTGTGATGCAGATGCATTGTAAAACGCAAGTGTACAAGCTACATCGTGCTCGTTATAAGCTTTGATCTTATCTAGCATTTCATCCGTAAGCTCTTCTTCAATGTCATAGGGCAGGTCTTCAATGTTGTCAAGACGCATGTTAAATTCAAGCATCTTCAAACCTGTAGATTTAGCTTTGTTGTTGAAGTGCCAGATGCGATACAGATCAACTTGCTTGACGTATTGATCTTCAGTTTTTACTGTGTAACCAAAACCATCATTCTTAAAACTATCGATCTGTTGTTGTGCCCAATGAAATACTTTAGCAGCAAGTGCCTTACCTGTCTTTGGTAGAGCATCACGATTTTCAATCAACTTGTGAACAATTGGGTAATCGAAACCACAGGAATTAAACCCTACAAGGCGATGATCATTGTCATGCAAGTAGTCAAGGCATGTAAGAATACGATCTACTTCGTTCATACGAGCAGATACCTCAAATGTCTTCTTGAACTTACCATCGGCACGAACAATGCTGAAAGTGAAAGCATACTTGTATGTCTCAATATCCCAAACCCAATCTTTCGTGCGATCCATTGCTTTCCTCCAAATAAATAAGCCCCAAGTCTATCACAACTTGAGGCCTATGTCAACTATCAATGATAACTTTCTTCATGTCAAGATTCGATGTTACTTTATCTAATATTTTAGTATAAAAATCTAAAGAACAAGATTCTTTTCTAAATCCATCTAGCAACCTATTGTGAACAGGTAGTTCTCTTTTAAGTTCAGACTCAATATTCAGAACTACATTTCCACTTGCAGTAAATACTTGTTTTTCTAAAATTTCACCTTTTACAGTTTTAAGTGTTCTTAGATGATCAACAATTCTTCTTCTATAAAAGTTACTTATACCATATTTTAAGAATACTTCGTTGTCAACTTTGACTTTAAGAATATAAAAATAACCAATTTTATTAACATCAAATCCCCCACCAAAACCACAATCACAAGGAATTTTTCCAGCAGTTAAGTTTGCCCTATCTGCTAAGAATTCTTTAGATGGATCACAAGAAGTACATACCACCTTCCAAGTTCTACCAGTCGGTGTTATTCTTTGAAACGAATATTGATCATTTGGAAAAAAGCCAGTATTTCTAAATCTACTTATCCACTCAGTGTCACTTGTGGTGTGCTTTTTAATTCTTGATGAGTCGGCGCAAGTTGGACAACCTCTATTCTTGATGTAATTTGATAAAGAACAGGAATTCCAAGTATTGCTACAAGTATTGCATTTTAAAATTAACTTTGTGTTTTGATCAACATATTTTTCATCTACAAAACTAATAAACTCATGATTGTTGTAAAATGCTTTTCTTTTTACAATTACTTTCCATTGTTCTTCAGAATATCTAGTAGACTTAGAGCAACCACAAGGTAATTTACCGTTTACAAAATATTCAGGATAAATTAGATATTCAGCATTACCGTGTAATTCTTTGTCATGTTTGCATATTTGACATTGAACTTTGTATTTTAATTTCTCAGACTTACCCACCGCAACTTTTACTTTGTCAATAACTAGTAAAGAATTGTTACTGCCATGAGTTTCACCAATTTCATATTTACTCATAAGATTCTCCCATAATATACATCTATTATATCACAGGAGAATCTCAAAGTCAAGGTTAATTAACCACCGTTTTCATTAAGCCAATCATCTAAGTCATACAAGGTGTGCTTTTCATTATCATAGTAATACTTACCAGCAATACCTGTTTTACCTGTCCAACGAATCTTAGTAGCTTTCATTACAGTGGTGTTACGCTCAAGTTCGTCCTCTGCTTCTTTGTTACGAGAAAACATAAGGTTACAAGCTGCAGATTTATATGCACTGGAACTACCTTGAATATCCTCTTCGTGTAAATCAGCACCAGCACTACCTGCTTTCTGACCATTAGAAGTTTTGCGAGTATGCATAACATTATAGAAGGTACAATTGTGAGATTTCACCATACCTTTTTGCCATGCATAGAAACCTTCCTGCTCTTCGTTAGGTAGAGTACCAATGCAATCGCTTGTAGGGTCAAGCACAATAACTCTACAACCACAGGCAATAATTAAATTTTCAATTGCTTCTTTGATGTTTTCTACACCACCATCACGATCATCAACTAGCCAGAACCTGTGTTCATTTTCACCTGTCCAAAACAATTCGTGTTCTTTAACTTTGGTTTCAGGTTTTTCAAGAACAGCAAGAGCTTCGTCATTGTCTTTCAATTCGAGTTTTA